TTTGGTAAAAAAGAATCAACTAGTGAGATAGATGATGTGGCGGCAGAGTCAAATGCTGAGCAACCTCAGGATTTAACTAATGCAATGGCTGCTTATAGTGCCGCTATAAGTAAAACAAAAGACATTAAGTTGTCTAACTAATAGGGAGATAAAAACAAATGTATTTATCAGAACAATACGAAAAAAAATGGCAGCCTGTCCTAGAACACCCTGACTTACCAAAAGTTAGTGATTCTTACAGACGAGCCGTTACAGCTACTATCTTGGAAAACCAAGAAAGAGCTATGAAAGAAGACGCTGGTTTTATAAACGAAGCAGCGCCTACAAATGCTACTGGTTCTTCAGTTGCAAATTGGGATCCAATCCTAATTTCACTAGTTAGAAGAGCAATGCCAAATCTTATCGCATACGATATCGCAGGTGTACAACCTATGACTGGTCCAACTGGACTTATCTTTGCAATGAGAAGTAGATACACTTCACAAGTTGGAAATGAAGCTTTATTTGATGAAGCAGATACAGACTTCTCAAGCAGAAACGCTGCTGGAGATTCTTCTGGAACTGCTACGCCTTCAGATCACTCGGGTACTAACCCAGGTGTTCTTAATGACGCTGCTGCTGGATCAACAGATTACAGTAGAGGTCAAGGTATGACAACTGGTGCTGCTGAAGCACTAGGTGACGCTTCAGGAAATCAGTTTGCTGAAATGGCTTTCTCAATTGAGAAGTCAACTGTAACTGCTAGAAGCAGAGCTTTAAAGGCTGAATACACTATGGAACTTGCTCAAGACTTAAAAGCAATCCACGGTTTAGACGCTGAAACAGAATTGGCAAACATCCTATCTGCTGAGATCCTTGCGGAAATCAATAGAGAAGTTGTAAGAACAATTTATATCAATGCAGAAAAAGGTGCCGCTGTTAATACAACAACAGCTGGTGTTTTTGATTTAGACACAGACTCTAATGGAAGATGGTCAGTTGAGAGATTCAAAGGACTAATGTTCCAACTAGAGAGAGATGCTAATAGAATTGCACAAAGAACAAGAAGAGGAAAAGGTAATATGATTATCTGTTCAGCTGATGTTGCAAGTGCTTTACAAATGGCTGGTGTTTTAGATTACACTCCTGCATTAAACAACAATCTATCTGTTGATGACACTGGTAATACTTTTGCTGGTACATTAAACGGTAGATACAAAGTGTATATTGATCCATATAGTGCTAATTCAAGTGCTAAACAATACTATGTTGTCGGTTACAAAGGTACATCACCTTATGACGCTGGTATTTTCTACTGCCCTTATGTGCCATTACAAATGGTAAGAGCAGTTGGACAAGATACATTCCAACCAAAAATTGGTTTCAAAACTAGATACGGTTTAGTTGCGAACCCATTTGCAGAAACGGGTGCTCAATCAGGTGCTGCTACTGCTGTTAACAATGCTGGTTCAGCAAACAGTAATAGATACTACCAAAGAGTACAAGTTGCTAACATAATGTAATATTGGTTGATCGTTGTTTAACGATTGATTTAAGAAGGGCGACCCTAAAAAGTCGCCCTTTTTTTTTGGTCTAAAAACCATTATAAATAGTATTATGACTACTACTAACGCATACAGCAGGCAACCTAGTAAACAAGACTACGCTGATCCTACAAAGTTTAAATTCAGTATAGTTAAACTACCTAAAGTGGAATACTTTTGTACACAGGTAAATCTGCCTGGTATTAGTATATCAGATAACTATTCACAACCCACACCATTTAGAGATATACCTTTACCTGGTGAGAAGTTAAGATACGAACCATTGTCAGTTACATTTCTTGTAGATGAAAATTTAGAAAACTACCAAGAGATACACGGTTGGTTAAGAGGTATAGGTTTTCCTGGTGGCCACGAAGAATTTAAAAATTTATTAGATGGTGGTTCAGATAGATTTCCTACATCTAAAAATACATCACTAGGTGACGCAGGAAGAGTTAAGTTTAATGCACCAAGTACAGGTGGTATATTATCAGACTCAACACTTAACATACTAACAAGTAAAAACAATCCTGTTACCGAAGTTAGATTTAGAGATTGCTTTCCAATATCTTTATCTTCTTTACAATACAATCAACAAGCAGCAGATACAGATTACCTAACGGCAACTGTAACCTTTGAATATAAAATATACGACTTTGCGAACTCAAACGCAAGTAGAACAACAATAACTACATCATAAACATTGACTTTTTAGTCGT